CCGCCCGTGCCACCGCCTGTGCCACCGCCTGTGCCACCGCCTGTGCCGCCTCCTGTGCCGCCACCAGTGCCACCACCCGTGCCACCGCCTGTGCCACCGCCCGTGCCACCAGTACCGCCCCCCGTGCCGCCGCCTGCGCCACTGCCATCACCTGGTGTATTGCCTGCATTACCATCGCACTTACCGCCAGTCTGAGTGCCATCACCGCCCCACATCCAAACACCGGAGGAATTTTGAAATGCGACGGTGCTATTAAGAGTAACAACGCAACCCTTCTCGCACATAGCAGTCGGCACGCTCCCCGGTCGATCATCAAAATACATCTTAGTACCAGCCTTGCATTGCTCCCCATCCTTAGGCTTGCATTGCCCGCCTGACTCAACATAACCGGTGCTGCAACTGCAAACGCCAGCACTATTACTGCTGTTTTCTGGACAAGTTAACTTCTTTGCTACCGCACTTGTAAAATCAATCGATGCAGGCGGATTACCGCTTCTATGATTACAAGTCAAATCCTTATTTCCTAGATAAGTTACTGTAGTTCCCGGGTTCTGCGCCTGCAATATTGCATTATTTGACGAGCAGGCTGACGCGGCAGATTTGTGGACTCCATAATTCATATCCTCATAAATCGCCACCTTATCCACAGCAGAAATTGCAGGGGAAGATGAAAGGATAATAAATAACGCCGCCACTATGCGGAAAAGATAAGCCATGCGGCCCCCAGCATTGCAATGATGATGAACAGGCCCATGGCACCCCCTCTTTGAAACGCCACCCGTGGCGCTTTAAAAAAGGCCCCGCAGCCGGCCGGTCTGCGGGTTCCTGATGGCCGATTTAGCTCAGCGCTTTACGCACCCACTGGAAGGCCTTCACGCCCACGTAGATCAGCAGCACGGCGGCGCCGATCAGGCCAATGGGAGCAGCTTGAGCGCCGATGTCAGTGACGACCGCAGCCACATCGACAGCAGCAGCATTCGCGCCACCAGCGGCCAGAGCTGCGGCAGCAGCGATTGCGGCAATGCGCGCGGTTTGGGTATTGATGCGATTCATGGTTTCAGTCCTCTTGAGTTTGGTTTCCGTCGGTATTTCTGAGCGTCTGGATCAGGACTCGAAAGCCCCAACCGACAGCCCAGATCAGCAGGACGGCGCCGCTGATTGCTGCGCCCTCTTCGGGACTCAGCGAGAGCACCGGAAGGGCAAATTCGTGCTGCACGGTGACCGTGCAGGCTTGCGCGCACTGAATGACCTGATCAGCCATTGCTGTTGATGCGATGCAGGGCAGTGGCCCGCATGCGCGCTGTGTAGATGCGGGTGCGCCGGTCCATCCAGTTGCCGATGCTCGATATCGCGCGAGTGATGAGCGACATGAACAGCCCAAAGGCCAGAGCGCCGAGGGCACCACCGCACATGGAGAGCCACACGACAGTGCCCGCGAAGTGCCGCAACTGCGCATCCGTCAAATCGATGAACATGTATTTCCCTCTCTATCTGTACAGATGGCAGCGGCTTGCGCGTCAGCTACGCATGCCGCCCAAGCCGCTGCCATCTGCCGTACGCATCCACATGAACGGTCCGTTCGCTTCGATTCGCCGCGGGGTGTGTCGGATTCGCACAAAGCGCGAAAAACCGCCGCCCGTTGGTGCGAACTCAGGCAAGAGAAGCTCACCTGTCTCAGCATTGACGTAACCGCCTCCCTTCGCAGGCCGAAAGCGGTCGGTGATCGCAGCATTGCCCTGCACATACGCAGGCCAAAGCACCCAGCGACGGCAACCACGGCCAGACTCATCCAGGCCCCCTGCCCCGTGAATTCGTGCCCCATGCGGGAACCCCCCTTGAATCTTGGAAACGTCCTTCGTTGCGTACTTCATCAAGTACGCGACCGGCGCGTAGGCCTCGACGCGGTTGGACATGCCATGGCCCCACATGGGGGCTTGCCAGACGCCACGTGCACGCCACGCGCGGTCAGGCTTCGGGGGCGTCAAACCGGCATCCAGCCAAACGACGACGTGGTAATGGATCACGCCGCGCCGCTGCAGCTCAGCGACCCATGCGTAGCGCACTTTTTTCTCGCCCGTGCGGCTGTAGTGCCACTTGCGCAGACCATCGAGAAAGCGGCTGATGTGCTCCGGGCGCCAGTCCCGGTTTGTGCCCGCATAGGTCAGCGTGAGCATCCAGACACGCTGGTTTTTTGGACCCTGGTTATGCAGGCACTTAGCCGACACGCCCAGCGCTTTGCGCATGCGTGTCAGGCGGGTTTTTTGGTGGTCGATTTCAATGGTGTTTTCAGTGAAGAAATCGACTACCGAAACACCCTTGCAAGTTGTTGATAGTGAGACAAGCCCGGCGCTTCGCGCCTTCTCGCCCTGCGCGTCGGCCAGGGCCTGCCCAGAGGCCGCAGAACGAGCGCGCCAAGCCTCAACCACCCGACCCATACGGGCGGACTGCTGCCAGGGCTGGAAAGCCGGGCGCGCGTCTTCGTTGAAGCGGAATTCACTCATGCCGTGCACCCGACTTCAATGATGAAAGCCGCCCAGGCGCGCAGGCGCCAATGCAGGTCATAGACCCGGCGATCAAAATCCGGCGGCAGGCGCCGAGCGCGCTCGAAATACTCCAGGTCGAGCAGCCCTTGCTTGAGCGCGAACAGGTGCCGCGCCATGTCGCTGGGACCATCGGCGCGGTACACGGGCAGCAGTCTGGCAGGTGCGGCCGCAGTCATGCGCAACGCCGCTCAACACGGGCCAAAGAAGCCAGATCAGAACGCCTGACCGACCAGCCACAGGAATGACCGGCAACGCAAAGCCACTGCCCAACAGGCTCAGTCAGGAAGGCTTGACGCCAAAGGTATGAATGAACGGGCAGCATCAGAAGCCCTGCCCGCCCAGAGGAACGTCTCCAGCCCAGTAGCCGGCATCCGTATAGACCACACCGTCATCACCGATGGTCAGCGAGACCGTGACGCGATCCGCCTTGGCAGCGGACTGGTGCGAGTTGAAGCAAAAAAGGAGCGCAAGGAGCGCCCCTTCTGCCATGGCTTCGCGTGCAGCGTTGTCCATGGTCAGCCCCTCAACCAGCGGCCTGCGCCTTGGGGGTCATCTTGACCAGCCGGGGCTGGAGCGCCAGATCGCCATTGCGCGTCACGTAGAACGAGCGGGGATCGAGCGTGTATTCCCCGACCGGGTAGTACAGAGCGGCGCCCTCCTCGTTCTTCTCAAGGATGATTTCGGTCTTTTCCGGGTAGGGGTTGGGCTTGCCGTTCCGGTCAAACGTGTGCACGTAGACGGTCTGGAAGTTCAGGTCATAAGGCTTGCCCGAGGCCTTTGCGTTGCCGCGCTGGTTGCGGACATCGGTCGACTTCACCGAAATTTGGATCATGCTTTCGCTCCTTGTTACATCTCACATGTCGTGAGACAGCGGAACGATAGCAGTTCTCACGACATGTGAGAAATTCAGCGGCTAAGATTTCTCACATCTCGTTGGCGCGCAAACAACACGTGAGGAACTCAGCCATGAAAACTACGATGAACTTGCTTGAGGAAGCCCTCAACAAACACCCTGCAGCCTACTGGCACGACAAGCTAAATCTGTCGCGCAATGCGCTGCACAGCGCTAAGCACAGAGGCAATTTGAGCCCCGCCATCGCCGGAGCACTGGCAGAAGAACTGGGAGAGCCAGTGGAAAAGTGGATCGTGATCGCCGCCCTTGAAAGTGAGCGGGAAAGCGCCTGCAAAACCCGGATGATGCGCAAATTTCTGGTCGGTGGCGCCCTCTCACTAGGCGCCATCGGAACCGCGGCCGCCAAGGCGGTCTGTATATTATGTTAAATCACAGTTGCGATTAGCACTGTCCAAACCCAGGTAAGGCACTCTTCCTGCACCAGGCCTGCCTGTCTTCCGCCTCTTTTTTCAGCTGTTCAACCCTCTTCCCAGGCTCTCCAGTTCCTGCCTCAACAACAACTCCGTCTCCTGCGGTTCGAACTGGCGTTGCAGCAGCGGGATGGTGAAGACGTAGCGTGCGTCGTGCAAGCCGTGGGTTTCATCGCGGCGCAGGACGTAGGCCAGTTGCAGGCGGGCCAGGGATCGGCGCAAGGCCTGGGCCTGGCCGGTGGCGCCGTGGGCCTGGACCAGGGCGTCGAGCGCGGTCAGGCTGGTGTGACCTTGCTGGGCCGTGTGATAGACGGCGATGCGGTCCAAGCGGCAGGCCTGTTCGTCGGTGCTCAGGCGGCCCCAGCCGACCAGCGCATCCTGTACGGGCTGGGATTCCAGCGCCTGGCGCAGGTGGCGCTCTTCGATCACGCGTTCGTCGGGCCCCAGGGCTTGCAGGCATTCCTGGCAGAGGATGGCGACCAGATTGGCCCGCCTGCCGCTGGCCTCGATCAGGCGTTCGGCCAGGGCGTCGTTGGCGTAGCCCACGCGCAACCTGCGCAGCGGCTCGGT